GTACTATTAAAGTCACCAAACAAGATAAAGTTCGTTATATTACTAAGGACGAATGGAATACCTATAGACAAATGGGTTGGAAACAAGATGCAAAACATCAAGATGCTCGAAGAGCTGGTATTGGTAGAAGTGGAGAAACATTTAGAGATAGACAAGCACGTTTAGGTAAACCTCAAACTGAAGCAATTGTAGAGGGTGAAGAAACCATTGAAGAAAAGAGACTTGCAGATATATTAAGAGATAGAACTAAATCTCAACAACAAGCACATCAAAAAGCAATGATGAAGTCTGCAAGAGACTCTATTAAGAAATATCAAAAGGGTGAAGAAGAAAGAGATTCTAAAATCACAAGTAAGGATATTAAAATGGCAGTAGGCATTGCCAATGACCCAAGATATAAAGGTGGTGATTATTCTGCCGCTTATTCAAAAATTGCAAAACTTAAAAAAGGTTTAGTATCACACCCAAGAGTTAAGGACGCATTAAGACAAGCTAACGAATCAAAAAGAGTCAATTTTAAAAAATACTCAAACGAATTAAAAGAAGCATCTCCAAGAGCAGATGCAATGGCAGCAATCAAACGAGATAAAGATTTCCAACGAGTTAAAGATGTTGATGTCAAGGCAACTGCAGATGATATGAAACTTGCCAAAAAGAATCCTATTGTTCAATTAAGAAAAATCTTAGATTATAAAGGTGGCACAATGGAGTTTAAAGATAAAAAGAAACTCCGTGTTAAAGCAGATGAAGCCGATGCATTATTAAGAGGCTTTGATGCACTTCAAAAAGTTCAAGATAAAGAAAAATATCAACATCTTATAGGCTCTAACGCCGCATCTTTCAAAAAAATTCTTAAAATAGTAAAACGATGAAGAAATTTAACGAATCTTTTGGCTTATATGAAGGTACAGTTGTTCCTTTAGAACAGCCATTAGTAGAGTTTGATACTTCAGCAGGTTTATTATCTGCAGAAAAAGAACCAGAATTAAATCAACCGAAAAGATCAAGTGGTGATAAAAAGTATGTCGTCTATGTTAGAAATCCTGACACAGGCAATATTAAAAAGATAGAATTTGGTGATGTAAAAGGTGGATTAACATCTAAAATAAATGACCGAGATGCTGCTGCTTCTTTTGCTGCTAGACATCAATGTGATACAAAGAAAGATAAAATGACGCCCGGATATTGGGCTTGTCGTCTACCTAAATATGCCAGTAACTTGGGATTAAAAGGTGGCGGAAATTACTTTTGGTAAACCTTACGTAGACGAAGGTAATATAAGAACATTTAGTGTCGATGCTATTGATGAAGAATTTGTTTGGCATCGAGATAAAGAAGATAGAATTATAGAAGTGATTGAAGGTGATGGTTGGCAATTTCAACCAGAAAATTCATTACCTTACTTGTTAAAGCCTGGAATAGAGTTTATAATAAGAAAAGGTGAATACCACAGGCTATTGAAAGGTATCAATGACTTGGTGGTTAAAATCACTAAAATTATATAAATAAACACATAATTAAATTTAATTAGGAGACAGATATGTCACTCAACATAGAATACTTTAAAGATCTATCAAAGAAACCTGAGAGTGAAACTGAAAAATTAGAGGAAGCTACTCTAAAGGTAAGTAATTTTACTGGTAAGATTGATAGAAATGCCGCTGCAGAAAAGGCTGGAATTAAAATAAGAAAAGTCAATGATGCAAATCCAGGCGCGGACATTATTATGTCTGGCGATGAAAAAGCTCTTGTCAGTTATGCTAGAAAATATCTAGGTGCTGAAGGAGATTCACTTAGTAAAATACAACCTGACCTTATGGGTGGTCCTGGTTCTGTATTCAAAGGTAAGGGTAGTAAAGCCCCATCAAAAGACGAACGCGAACAAAGAGACAAACAAATTGCAATGTTCCAGAAGCATGAAAAAGCTAGTACAGCACATGGTCATCATGCAGTAAAGCATAGACAAGAAAATTCAGGCTATGATTTCAGTCAGGAAACTAAAGATAAGATCAAATCAATGTCACCAAAGCATAAGAATGCTCATAAAAAGGCCGAAGCAGCTCACAGTGCTGCAGAAAAAGCACATGATGAAGCTCGAAGAGCTGCAGATAAAGTAAAAGAGAATCCTGATGCATATAAAAAGGCTTTAGAAAAAGCAAATAAAGCTTCAGCATTAGCTAAACAATTAAGTAAAGAAACAAAATGGGAAATCACAGAACCAAGAGATCAACCTTCAATAGATTTACCAGAATCTATGTTGACAAGAATTAACAACAAAATTGAAGAATATGTTGTAGAAGGTTCATGTAGTTCAAAGAAAAAATTACACGCAAATTATAAAGAAAGCAGTGAATACCAAGAGTTTTTCTCAAAAGCTTTAGAAAAATTTGGTGTAAGTTCACCCGACGAACTTGATGACGAAAAGAAAAAAGAATTCTTTGATTATGTCGATTCTAACTGGAATGCAGATAAAGAATCTGACTAATAATCAGAATAAATAAATTTAAATAATCTATATTATAGGAGATATTATGAAAGCGATAATTGAATGGTTAAAAGATTTTTTTGGTTTAAATAAACCTGAACCAAAAACTTCTGTTCGCGCCACACCAGTGACTAAAGAAGAAGTTGCTAAAGGACCAGCTGTTAAGAAGGTCACAAAGACTTCTTTAAATAAGTTAACTAAAGCTCAATTAGAAGAGCGTGGTCGTGAACTCGGCATTGAATTAGACAAAAGGTTAGTTAAGGCTAAATTAGTTGACCAAGTCTTTAAAGCCGAACAGAAATAATTTTTGTTATAAATTAACGTTAATTTAACAGGAGAAAACAAATGGCACTATGGGGAAAAACAGACACCGCTGGTGACGTACCTAAGTGGCTCGAGGACGATGCTAATAACACTAATAAGTCCAATGACAAAGACAACGCAGTATTCGTTGACTTGACAGAGGCAGGAGTTGCATCTAACAGAGCTAAAGGTCTTCATACACCTGGTTGGAACTTGTACCACACATATACAGATCAAAACGGAAACACAAGACATCACGCAGAACCTTTGGTTGTGATGAAAGTTTCTCAAGGTGATGCTGGTGATGATGGTGTAACAGGTAACACAGCCGTTGAGGACGCTATTGTAGCTGACCTTTAATAGTTAACACTTTTTACATTTTTGCATTATGAAATTGACGGAATCAACCTTTTTACTTTATGCTATGAAGCATTATGACAATCCACAATGTACGGATATGTCAGAGTTCGAAGAAGATATGAAGAGGTTTCAGTATCTTCGAAAGTTATTCAGCCGTTATAGGCAGTATAATGAACTCAAGGAGAGGTTGATTCTAAATCATTTAATAGTGCTTTTTAATGTATTTGGTGTTTTCGCAACTGAAATGCTTTTTATGAGGTTACACGAGTATCATGAGTACTTGAAGCCTTTTGTACAGTATCTAAACTTTATGCCTTTGGTTTTGAGTTATGATGATACTGTAATACATAGTGATAGCATTGTAGCAGATGCCGCAATAGTAGAAAGATTGGGAGAAATCTAGTATGGTAGTCGATTTATTCTTAGTATTTAGTTTTATTAAGAGACTTGTGACGCCTTTTACTAAATGGCCTGCTTATAAAGAAGGTATCATTGATGATAAAGGTAACATACTTATTTCTCGCAAAGACTTTCGTAAAAATAATCAGAAAAAAGCATTTGGTATATTCGACCAACTCATTTTAAATCTTAAAAAGCTATTAGGTAAATTGCCTGGTGGCCAAACTCGTATAGCATCCTATGCAGCAGCATTGTGGTTAATTCGCGAAAGTGAAAAATATGATGAAAACATGTTGACAGAATCTGTTTATGATGATATAATGTTAGCTGAATCTTTAAAATCTTTTGAGGAACAATATAGCGACATTTTATTAGAAGCAGCGTCATGTCCAACCGCTGCAGGTGATGTTGATTTAAATACAAAGAACCGAGATGCTACTATTAAAAAGCACAATTATGGTCCTTTAAATGTTGATACCCCAGGGGATTATTGGGAAAAGATTGCTGTGCATTGGGATACACCAGTAGAAGCAGCAAAGAAAAGTTTATGCGAAAATTGTGTAGCATTTGACATTTCACCTCGCATGGAAGATTGTATGCCAGGTAAAACTTCAGATGATGATGGTCAACTAGGTTACTGTTGGATGCACCACTTTAAATGCCACAGTGCCAGAACTTGTAATACATGGGCAAAAGGTGGGCCAATTACAAATGACGCAACAAGTCTAGATTGGCAAAGCCGAAACGAGGGTGTTGATGAAGACGCACCTGCTAATTCAGTTGGTGGAGGCAATATTGCCGGTTTAGGTGTGGGACCACACGGTGAGCCTGGTATAACACCAGCACAACAGAAAAAATATAAGAAAAAGAATTTAAAACAATTACTACAGGATGTAAGAGATTAACATGAAAATAGAAGATAGAGAAGCAGTATTTGAACAACTTAAAGTAGACGAAGGAGTAGTCTATGCCATCTATAACGACCACCTCGGGTATCCCACTTTTGGAGTCGGTCATCTTATCCTCGACAGTGACGAGGAATTTGGAAAACCAGTTGGTACAGAGGTTAGTGAGGAAAGAGTCAGGGATTGTTTCGACCGAGATCTTGAAATTGCCATCGGAGAGTGTCACGCTCTATACGGAGAAGGGGAATTTGGAGACTTCCCAGGAGAAGTCCAGCAAATCTTGGTTAACATGATGTTCAATATGGGGAGAACACGCTTAAGTGGCTTTAAGAAATTTAATGCTGCTTTGGGTGAACATGATTGGAAAACTGCGGCTGTTGAAGGTCGTGATTCTAAGTGGTATCGTCAAGTTACCAATCGTGCCGAAAGGTTAATGTCTCGCCTAGAAGAAGTCTAGTTCCATGTGGGCTTGGCTCAAGTCATTATTTACTAAACCGACATACACAATTACTGTGTCGTATGATACACAATTTGGAAATGGTGACGATAAAGTTTGGAATGGTATCACAACTATTACTAAACAAACTTGGAAAGAATTATTTTTTGTCACAGCAGACAAAAAGAAAATTCAAATCCGTTCTAATGCGGGACTAAATTACCGCATAGAAGAGGAATAATAAATAAATTTTACATTATTAAATTTGGAGAAAAGAAATGCCAGTAAATGATATTATTAAACATGCGATTGATAACAATCCACTTAAAGTGAAAGATGCTTTCGACCAAGAAATGAAAGGCCGGGTACGTGATGCTTTAAATGCAAAGTACCAGGAAATGACAAGTGATGAAGAACCTGCTGTAGATGCAGTAGATGAAATCCCAGAAACACCAGATCTTGAAGCGTCCGCTGATGATGGTGTTGTCGAAGAATCAGTCGAAGAAACAACAGAAGAAGAAACTGAGGAAGAGTAAATGTACCAAATATTCGGTACAATAATTCTTATTCTCGGTGGAGCCTCATATTGGTTGTGGACTGATAATCAAACATTAAAAGAGAATCAAGTCAAACTTGAATATGCAATAGAAGAGCAAAAGGCCGCGTTTGAAACTATGAAAGAATCATATGAAAAACAAGGCCAAGCTTTGAATAATTTACAAAGAGCTAATGCCGAAATTGAAGCTGAAAAAGACCGATATATGAGTATTTTTCAAAGGCACAATCTTGATAAATTAGCTTTAATGAAACCAGGTCTAATTGAAAATCGTTTGAACAATGGAACGAAGGCCGTATTTGAGGAGATAGAGAATGATAGCAAGAAGCTTTCTGATCTTAGCAACAATCCTAACAATTAGTGGCTGTTCCATTTTCGGTTCCAAACCAGTAGAGATTGTTTCCAAACCTATAAAGATTGATATTATACAACCCCAATTACCAAGACCAATTGATTTACAAGAACCAAAATTCTATGTAGTATCAGAAGCAGTAATTGTCAATCCTTGTAAAAAAGTTGTACAAGAAGATGGTACAGAGAAAAGACCTAAAGAATGTGCTTTAGAAGATAGAGAAAATCCAGAATGGCCGGTAGGCTATACATATTTTGATAGATTCTTAGACGATATGAGAGCTCTCAATAATGGAGATGTTCTTTTTGTAGCTTCTACTATAAAGGATTATGAATTAATGTCTGGTAATTTTCAAGAACTTCGAAGATACATACGAGAGCTTGGAGAAGTGATTGTATATTACAG